GTTACTGACTCCCTCATGTACTGTTGCTACATGCTCATCAAACAGTCCACGTTTTTTCATCTCATCTGCTGCCTCATAACAAGTCATCTTGAAATGTGACATCAGATAAGCGTATGTTTCCATATTATCCAGCTTTACATTATATTCACTCATTACTGTTTATCCTTTCTTTTATTCTGTTAATGAGGTCATCCATGCCTCTTTTCCAAACTGTAGTATAACTGTCATCCACACCTTCTTGAGTAGCAGAATCAGCATATATATGTGCATATGGTTTTGCCTTCTCAATTCTCTCTGCCTTTAACATTTCCATAATTGCCTGTATTTCATTTAGTGTTATCAGCGGTTCTTTATTTTTCATTGCTTTTCCTTTCATTTATTAAATTTAAGGGGAGCTTAACGTAGCATTGCTGTTCACTCCCCTCGTATAACACACAGACTCAGCTATTCAAAGCTGAACCTTCATGAAGCCTGTGTGCAGTCCTCCGTACTACTCCGAGGTTATATTACTCACCATCCCATGTTTCTCCTTTACCTATGGCAACTGAGCCAGATGGTAGTTCGTTTCCAGTTCCCATCTCTACCCATATACTGTCATGGAATGATACTCCATATACAGATTTAATTACATCTAATACATTTCTACAATCTCCATTTATTTCTTCTGCATGACACCAACTATCATTTACTGATGGGTCTTCTCCAATTGCACAACACATTAACCATGCTGTACCATTTTTCATATTAGTTGGTGGGTCAAACCATACACTCCAATAACAACCTGTTGCTTGGTCTGGTATCATTGTCTTTTGTAGTTGTACCCAATTATCTGGAAGTATATCCATTTCTTTCCTTATTGGTGAAGCTGGCATTATGCTCCCCCTTCCATATACATCTCTATTCTTGCAGGTAACACAACACTTATATCACATGTATAACAACATTGCCCTTCCTTTACTGGTTCGGCATTACATCCACCATCCCAACCAAATGGGTCTGCCGTTATCTTTTCATTACATATTACACATTTCATACGCTGTTCCTTTCTTTTATATTAATTCCTTTAATTCTTTATAACAATACAGACATAAGTGTTTACTACGCCTGTAATTATCTTTATCCCTATAATGTAACACTTCCATTTTATTTGTGCTATTTGGTCTATTACAGAACTCACATTCCCTTTCCTTTGGTGTATAGGTTACAGTTACTACACCATAATCGCCTTCCCTTTCCTTTATAAAATAACTACTCTGTTCATTCATATCTTTTCCCTTTCTATTATTAACAATTAAGAGACAACAAAAAACCCTCGCCAATTATCATCAGCAAGGGTTTAATGTTGTATTACATCACACTATTTATTTTTTATCGGTTATCACATTACCTTTATCATCATAATAGTATGTTTTTCCGCTTACGGTGTAGTAACAACATGCTTCCGTATTAACACCTTTTAAATAAGTGGATTGTTTACCTAATCTAAAGCAACGACCTACTTTCTTTCCTTTTACCGTTGTTCCGTTGTTTGTTGGTAACACTACTCTCCAATCATTCAAAGGCGAAGGTGTATCATTCTTTGTATGTTTAACTTCACCTTTTGCGTTGTTTGTATCTATACCAAATGAATCGGTTGTAATATTAAGGTAATATTCACTCCATTCTTTTATAAGATATTCATGTATTGCGTTTTGCATACCTTTATTTATTTGGTTTTCGATTGTGCTTTCTTTATTAACACTTCTAACTTGCTGTTTTGCATCAAGGTTTAAAAATGTTAGTGCATTTCTACTATTGATTTTACTCATCTTATTATTATTCCTTTTATTATTAGGGTTATTATTAATCCGAATAAAAGAGTTTTTCTCTCGACAACTTACCTTTTATCCCTCTCTATGTCAAAAAACAATGCCCGAAGGCGTAGAAAATATACTACTCCATGTATTATATGATGCAAGTAAAATAATGGATAAGTATAAAATAAATGTTTTGGTAGTTTAATTAGAAAGGGTGTAATATTAGATGTCCATGACGGGCAAAGTTAAAATAATAACATAAGGAATAAAATAAAATGAATGATACTACAAGGAAATACGTAGAAAAAAATATGGTACATGATGATATTACTAATTATGGTATTACTATTATTGATGGAGATTTGTACCTTGTTAAAGATGATAAGAGAATGAGACTTGATAGTTTAATAATTAAAGAGAGAAAAGAGAATAAGGAGGTAAATTAGATATGAATGATAAATACTTGTGGGATATTATAGATGGATTAAGAGAGGAGATTGAACAACTACGAAAGGATAACAACTCATTTCATGGGCAATTTGATGATGTGGTGGATGAGTTAGGTAAACGTGGTGCAAAGTTGAAAGAGTTACAAGCGGAGATTAAGCGGTTAGAACAAGAGCATAAAGAGTATAGACTTATGGAGCAAGTTAGTTCTAATCGGGGTAATAGTAGTAGTACACACACACACACAATAAAGAAAGACAAGCATGATGACTAGCATGGTGTAACCTCATGCGGTGGTGGATAATACAAGAGCCTCGACTAATGGTCGGGGCTTTTGTTTGTCTTGTAGATGCGTGACGCTTGTCCTTTCCTCAAATATTAACTAATTTCAACCTAATATTATAATAAAACCGAAAAAGCAACCTTATTGCGACCCCATAGAGGAACTTCAACGGGGGGTAGGCGGATAAAATAACCCTCACACTCATTCTAACTCTATTTTTCAAAATTCCGACATCTGCTATATTTTTTTCAGCATTTTTGTGACAGGTGACATTAATTCTGTGTAATATTTTAATACAATGGAACTTTGTATTATATATTGCATTATATATTATATAATATATTATATATAATATTTACTATAATATTAAAGGACTTCTGTTTATTTGTTTATTAAGGAAAAACTGTTTTATATTACAATTATGGATTTCAAAGAAATAAAAGGGATTAAACACTACATCTACGACAGCGAGAAAGAGTTTCGTACTAATCACGCTTCGCTACCCCTGCGCCATTACTGGCGTCAGGGTGATGAGGGTGAATGGATTTACACAGATGACGACTACGTTTGCCAAATACTTAGGAAACTGTCGATAAAAGATGGTGCGGGCAATCCAACCGAGACTGTTCGTACAGTCTGTGGCACTTTTGTAATCTCTGATCCAAATAAAAAGATGTTAGGTGAAAATGGGATTGCGGAGAATATATACTCATTTTCGGGAAACTATGGTTGGCAACAAGAATTAAAGGGAAAAAACTGTTCATCTAAGCAATTACTGTTCGCAAGGTATGTAGCTTCGGGTATGGGAGCTATTGATGCTTACAAGCTGGCGTATCCAAAAGCACAGTCTGACGGATATGTGAAGAAAAGAATAGACAAGCTTTTAAAAACGGAGAAAATACAGAAAATGGTAAAAGAAGAGATAAGAGAGATACTAGACGATGAGGGTGTAACTAACAATTGGCTTATTGAACGCTACAAAACAATTGCCGATCTTGCAGAGAGTGATACTGCAAAGCTACGTTCACTTGATAGTCTTGCAAAAATTTCAGGACTTTTTGATACTGAAGAGAAAAAGTCGGAACAAGTAACCGTTTGGGCTGGTTTTAAGCCTGAACAATTGGCGGAGGTAGAACAACATGGCAAACCAGAACTTGTCGCCCATGCAGAACGAGAAGAATAATAACGATGACATTCCTCTCGAAGACCCATGTCCTGTCTGTAAAGAAGAATTATACCTAAATAACGAATATACACAAAGAATTGGGCTTATAGACGATCTTGATAAGGTTATTGGCTGGATATGCCCACATTGTAAGACTGAATACGATAATGACACTAAGATTGTACGATTTCTTGGTGCTGACGACATTGGAGGAGAAGCATAATGCCATATTTTGGTAAAAAATCTAAGGAGAGACTAAATACTTGCGAAAGCAACCTGCAAAAAGTATTTAATGAAGTGATTAAGCACGTTGATTGCTCTGTTTTAGAGGGTCATAGGGAAAAGGATAGACAAAACAAGCTATTTGAAGAGGGGAAGACGAAGGTAAAGTATCCTAATGGGCGACATAATCGTCAGCCTTCTTCAGCTGTTGATGTTACGCCCTATCCTGTTGACTGGAAGGATCGAGAGAGGCAAACACTGTTTGCTGGGTTTGTTATTGGCGTTGCTAGTCAGATGGGTATAAACCTGCGTTGGGGTGGTGACTGGGATCAGGACTTTCAGGTTGTAGATAACCGCTTTGACGACTTTCCACATTTTGAACTGAAGTGACCAAAAGAGACAAGGCTCGTCTATTAAACCTATTTGTAGGGTTCTTAAATCTCTACATGTGGCATATAGGCGGAACTTGGTTCGTATTTATAATTGGATGTTTAAATATTGGAGCATTTGTATTTGGTAAGAAGTAATGTACGAAACTATCTTTATCTGTTTAATGGCTGCTCTTATCTGCTTAGAGGCGGAGAGGTTCGAGCCAAAACCTATCCCACTTGGAGAAGGAGATACATTAATGGTTAGAATAGCAGGATATGGGTTTTGTCCACCTTATTGTGAGATAGATCACAACCATATAGGACATTATAAAAAATATAACTGTGAGGAACTACAATGCGAGCATATAACAATAAGTGAAAAGTGATTTAGGAAAATTAATAATGATTGTCTGGTTATCTGCTATGGCATACTTTGCTTATGAAATATGGGTAGATGTACAATATATAGCTGATTTAATACATGCATATGTTTCTATGGCAGTGGAACACATTAGACACTAAATGGCAAATTTAAACTTACATGGGAACTTATCAGATAATGAAAAGCTCCTTTTAAGAGCCAAAGAAGATTTAATCCTTTTTGGTAAACTTTTCTCTCCTCAGGACTTCCTCGCCTCTGCAACACCTGATTTTCATGTAGAGGTGGGGAAGCTTCTTTTAGACAAGAGCATGCAACAGATAGGACTTGTACTTCCAAGAGATCATGCTAAATCTACATTAGCATCAACAGCAATCTTGCATAGATTTCTATTTGCAACTGAAGATAAGCCTGAATTTATAGCTTGGATAGGCGAAGCACAAGATCAAGCAATTGATAACTTAGCATGGGTAATGAACCATATAGAATTAAACCCTGCTGTACATTACTATTTTGGTGATCTTCAGGGGAACAAATGGACGAAATCCGAGTTTACTTTAACGAATGGTTGCAGAATGATCGCAAAGGGTGCAAATCAGCGACTTCGTGGTAAAAAGCAACTTTCGACTAGATTTACAGGAATGGTGCTTGATGACTTTGAATCAGAGCTAAATACCAAAACTCCTGACTCTAGGCAACAAATCAAGAACTGGGTTACAGCAGCTGTGTTTCCAGCAATTGATTTTGATAAGAATGGGTTCTTATGGTGTAATGGAACTATAGTTCATTGGGATTCATTCTTAAATGGACTTGTTACAGGTGCTAGGGATGCTAAGAAGAGTGGGGAAGATTACTCTTGGACTGTTTATACACAAAAAGCAATTGAAGATGGGAAGCCTATCTGGCCTTCTCGTTGGCCATTATCTAAATTAGAAGATCGTAAACAATTTTACATAGATAGCGGAACTCCTGCAAAGTTCTATCAGGAGTTTATGAATCAAGCAAAATCGCCAGAAGATCAGATTTTTGCGGAAGAGGATATAAATGCAGCAATTTACAGGGGGAACATACGATTTGAAGATGCAGCGGACAGTTGGTACATCAAATTTGATGACGGACACACTGAGTATGTTAACATATATATTGGTGTCGATCCCGCTTCAACTGTTGCTAGTAGGAACGATTTTAGCGTTATCATGGTTTTGGGAGTTACTGCGGAGTATGATTACTATGTTATTGAATATTGGCGTGAGCGAGTCCTCCCGATGGAATGTGCTGACAAGATTTTTGAGATACTTAAAAGGTATCACCCTGTAAGAAGGGTGAATATTGAAACAATCGCCTATCAAGAGATGCTTAGAGACTATGTTCAGAAGCGTAGTAAAAAAGAGGGGCTATTCGTCCCAGGCATTGAACAGGGAATTAAGGGATACACCCAAAAGAAGAAAGACAGATTGTTTGAAGGATTACAGCCAATGTTCAAGGCTGGGGCTGTTCATCTTAAAAAACTACACCATGAGTTTATTGGTGAGTTGTTGGATTTTCCAAAAGGTTCACATGATGACACGATTGATGCTTTTTGGTTAGCAACCCAGTATGCTAAGGGAAATCCAAAGGCAGGTAAGAAGAAAAAGGAAAAACAGGCAGATGGTACATATATGAAAGCACGTAAGGCTTATAATTGGATAACAGGCAAGCGTACTTAATTTGCATTTAATACTAAACTCTCAGTAAATTTACTATATGATAGAACAAGATAAAAGAGCAGAAGGGATACAGGAGCGTTGGAGAAAGTGGTTTGATGCTCGTAAAGATTGGGATGTACAGGCTAGAGAAGACATAGATTTCTATCTCGGCAATCATTTTACAGATGCAGAGGCGAAAGAGCTAGCTGAAAGAAATCAAATGGGTTTGCCCATTGATCGGCTATATGCTGCTATTGAGCAGTTTAAGGCAATTATCACATCTAAGCCACCAAAATTTTCTGCTGTTGGTAGAGAGGATTCAGATACAAAATTAGCTCAAGTTTGGAAAACTATACTAGAATACATATGGGATAACTCTGATGGAGACGAAGTATTCAAGCAAGTAATACATGATTTCTCTGTAGCTGGTCTTGGTTACTTTTATGGGTTTATAGACCCTGAAGATGATTATGGTCGTGGTGAGGTCAAATTTACATATGTTGATCCTTTTAGAGTCGTTGTTGATCCTAACAGTAGAAATAAGTGGTTTGATGATGCATCTGGTATGCAGCTTTCAACTATACTTACAAGAGATCAATTATTAGATGCATATTCTATGCTTGGTGAAGTTGACGAAGAAGGTAGTGCACTTATTGATAATATCGACAATATGGGGTCTGAGGAAGAAACATATCCCTCATCTCAAAATCAGCAGACTGGAGCATCATTTACACCAGATATTGTTAAAGACTATGATTGGGGTGATAAAGCCGAAAAGTATAGATTAATAGAAGATTTTAGAAAAGTTAAAGTTCCATTCTATCGTGTTGCTGATATGCAAAGTGGAACAGAGAAGATTTTAGATAGTAAGGGTTTACAAATGCTTTTAGCTGATGATGGTACGCAGGAAGCATTTGATAAGGGTCAATTTGATATTGTTGAGGTACAGCAAACTAGAATACAAGTTACATGTATTGTAGGTCAAGTTGTCTTATATGAAAAAATACTCGATACAAATATATTCCCATTAGTACCTGTACCCAATATTTGGACTAACACTCCTTATCCAATGAGTGATGTCCGTAAAAATAAGGGATTTCAGAGGTTCTTGAATAAAGTAATGTCTTTAATTACATCGCATGCGCAGGCATCGTCAGGCTTAAAGTTGCTAATACCACAGGGTTCTATACAAGATATAGAAGACCTTGAACGTGATTGGGCGAATCCCAATGCAACTATAGAATATGACGCTTCATTCGGAGAACCTCACTTTCCCTCTCCACAACCACTTGCAGGATCAATTATGCAGTTACCTCAAATGGTAGAACATTACATTGATTTAAATATTGGTATATTTGAGATGCAACAAGGAAATACTGAAGCAGCACCAAAAACATCATCTGGAACAATGATGATGGAAGATTTTGGACAAAGGCGTTCTAAATCTAAATTAAGAGATGTTGAGGCAAGTTTAAAAAGACTCGGTAAACTTATGTATCATTTAGCTAAGTCACATTATGATTTTAAGAAGACATTTAGGATTACACAGCCTAATAATGATATTACTGAGTATACTAT